AAGCAAGCTGAGTACCTGAACGAAGCATCAGGCGCACCAGCTAACGCTGTTGGTGGCTACGCTAACACAGGTGGTTTCGCTAAATTCGACCCAGTTCTGATTTCATTGGTCCGTCGTGCAATGCCACAACTGATCGCTTATGATATCGCTGGCGTTCAGCCAATGACACAGCCAACAGGTCTGATTTTTGCAATGAAGTCACGCTACTCAACACAGGGCGGTACAGAGGCTCTGTTTAACGAAGCTGATACAGACTTCTCAGGCGAAGGCGCACACTTGGGTTCAAACCCAGTTGATGGTTCTTACACAACTGGTACAGGTACTTCAACAGCTGAAGGTGAAGCACTGGGTTCAGGCGCATCATTGGCTGGTTCTTTCAACCAGATGGCTTTCTCTATCGAGCGTACATCAGTTACTGCAAAGACACGTGCTTTGAAGGCTGAGTACTCAATCGAATTAGCACAAGACATGAAGTCAGTTCATGGTCTTGACGCTGAAGCAGAACTGTCAAATATTCTGTCCGCAGAAATCCTGGCTGAAATTAACCGCGAAGTTATCCGTACAATTTACACAACTGCTAAAGCAGGTGCTGTTGCTGGTACAACTACTGCTGGTACTTTCGACCTTGACACCGACTCAAATGGTCGTTGGTCAGTTGAGAAGTTCAAGGGTCTGATGTTCCAAATCGAGCGCGAAGCTAACGTAATTGCTCAGCAAACACGTCGTGGTCGTGGTAACTTTATTATCACTTCTTCAGACGTCGCTTCTGCATTGGCAATGGCTGGCGTTCTTGATTACGCTCCAGCTCTGTCAACAGGTTTGAATGTTGATGAGGCTTCAACAACTTTTGCTGGTGTTCTGAACGGCAAGTATAAAGTTTATGTTGATCCATATTCAGCAAATGCTAACGCTGCTTCTCAGTTCTTCGTTGTCGGCTACAAGGGAACTTCTGCATTCGACGCAGGTCTGTTCTACTGCCCATACGTTCCTCTCCAGATGGTTCGTGCTGTTGATCCAAACACATTCCAACCAAAGATTGGCTTCAAGACACGTTATGGTCTAGTTGCTAACCCATTCGTTGAGTTGGATGGTTCAGGTGGTCTGACAGCTAACGAGAACTACTACTATCGTCGCGTTAAAGTTACAAACCTGATGTAATTCGGTTTAGTAAGAAACAGACGTTAGAAGCTGTATTGGGGGAGATCGAAAGGTCTCCCCTTTTTTATTCCTAAATAGTAATATGAACGACGTAAAGGTAATCATTTTAACTGATCTCCTCGATACGCGAGCGAGAAAAGAGAAAGAGTTGCAATTCTACGCTGAACAGCTAAAGGAACTGCAGCAAAAAATGTATTACATTCAAAAAGAGATAACGCTCACAAACGATATTATTAGTATGATAAGAAATGAAAAGGTATTAGATATTCGTGAGCATTTAAACAAACAGAGAGAAAATGACTAATGGCTGGAACGCTAACATGCCCAGTGCCTAACAATATTAATCCGTTGTCACCTAACGGATTTTTATTCAGCATACAAAAATTGCCAAAGTTAAACTTTTTTGCGCAAGAAATTAATCTTCCAGGGTTAACTCTTGGCGCTCCTGAGTTTGGCAATCCATTTGCGATTCAACCAATCCCTGGAGAAACATTAACATATGATTCTCTCAATGTTCGTTTTCTTATTGATGAAGATATGGAAAACTACAGATCATTGTATAACTGGATTGTTGCATTAGGATTTCCAGAAAATTACACCCAATATGTAAACTTCAAAAATGAAGATACACGTGGTATTACAAGCGAACTTGCAAAAAACTATTCTGATGCAACTATGCAAGTTTTGGGATCAAACAATGTAGCAGTGCAAACGATACAATTTATCGATCTGTTTCCCATTTCTATCACCTCTTTGATATTCCAGTCAACCAACACTGATGTTCAATACCTTGTTGGTGATGCAACTTTTAGATTTGGATACTACAAGTTTACTTAAAAATCAAAAAATAGTATAATATAGTATGTAATTACATGTGGAGATATCATGAGACTTGAAGATTTACAAAATGCATGGGCTGAAGATTGTAAAATTGATGATGACCATCTTGGCGAAGCATCTACCAATACCCCCAACCTACACGCAAAGTACATTCAATTTTTAATTGATGCTAAGTTGCGCCTATCTAAAACAAAATACGACTACAATGTTATGCGAAAAAATAAATTTCGCTATTATCGTGGAGAAATGACCAGGGAAGAATTAAGTGCGCTTGGTTGGCAACAATGGCAAGGAGTAAAGCCACTAAAGAATGAGATGGATGAATTTCTTCAGGGAGATGAGGAACTAAATACCCTGGAAGTTAAAGTTGAATACTTGAATACGATTGTATACTTTTTAGAATCTGTCATGACACAAATTAGATCACGAGATTATCAAATTAAAAATGGTATTGAGTGGAAGAAATTTCTAGTAGGAATGTAATGAAGTTATATGTTGAAAAAATCAGTGAAGTTTTTATCAGAGTTTTTGGTGAGCCAGACATTGAACAACAACTCTCTGATTTTTTCCGTTTTCGCGTTCCAGGTTATCAATTTACACCACAATATAAAGCGAGGTTATGGGATGGCTATATTCGACTCTATGATTTGCACAGGAAAACGCTATACGCAGGGTTGTATAATTACTTACTTGAGTTCTCCAACCGCAACCAATACCAAGTCGAATTTATTCCAAACGAAAATTTTAAATCTCCTGTCAGAACCCACAACATCACCCTCGAACAAGTCAACCAATTTGTTAGTGTCCTTAATCCACACAGCAGAGGGAATCCGATTTCGATTCGAGAGTACCAAACAGAAGCAGTAAAAGAAGCACTCAATCAAGAGCGTATTTTACTTCTTTCCCCCACAGCATCAGGTAAATCTTTTATTATTTACTCATTGCTTCGTTGGCATTTAAATGTCAACCGCAAAGCAATTATCATTGTTCCAACAACATCGCTTGTTGAACAGATGTATTCTGACTTTGCTGATTACTCTTCAGAAGATGATAACTTCAGCGTTCAGCATCAATGTCAAAAACTTTATTCTGGATTTACTAGAGACTTTACCAAAGACATATTGATTACCACTTGGCAGTCAATTTATAAACAGCCACGTTCTTGGTTTGATCAGTTTGATGTTTTGTTTGGCGATGAAGCGCATCAATTTAAAGCCAAATCACTTACATCAACTATGGAAAAGATGGCAAATATTCGCTATCGTATTGGAACGACGGGAACGCTTGATGGTAAACAAGTGCATCGATTAGTGCTTGAGGGTTTGTTTGGACCAGTGCATAAAGTGACTACAACAAAACAACTGATGGATGCTGGTAGTTTAGCCACCCTAAATATACAGTGTATCCTTCTGAAGTACGACGAGACAACTCGACAAGCAAGAAAAAATAATACCTACCAAGAAGAAATGGATTGGTTGGTTACCAACGAAGCAAGAAATAAGTTTATACGCAACCTAGCATTAAATTCTAGTGGTAATACTCTTGTTCTGTTTCAGTATGTAGAGAAACATGGAAAAGAGTTGTATGGTCAGATAATGCAAAAAGCGAAAGAAGGTAGAAAAGTATTTTTTGTATATGGCGGAACTGATACCGAACAACGCGAACAGATCCGTCATATCACTGATGATGAAAACGATGCGATAATTGTAGCATCTTATGGAACATTCAGTACTGGTATTAATATACCATCACTTGAAAATATTATTTTTGCGTCACCAACTAAAAGTAAGATTCGAAACTTACAATCAATTGGCAGGGGACTGAGGCTAAAGAATGGAAAAACTGAGTGTAAACTTTATGACATTGCTGATGATTTGCATTGGAAGTCATGGAAAAATCACACGCTGAATCATTTTATGGAGCGAGTGAAGACATACTCTGAAGAAAAATTTACATATAAAATTGCAGAGGTAGAACTATGACAGAAAAATTTGTATTAGTTAAAATGATCTCAGGAGAGCAGGTAATGGCTATGCTCGAATACGAGAACGATGTTGAGGTGAAGATAAAGTATCCAATGCTTGTTAGAACAATCCCATCAATTAATCCCCAAACAGGAAAACAAACAGAAAATATTACAGCTGCTCCATGGTGTCAGTTTGTTGAAGAGCGTATCTTTGAGATTGAAAAAAGAAATGTTCTCTTTATGAATAAATTACATCCTTTGGTCATTGAACAATACATGCAAATGGTTGATGCTTTCGAAAAAGAAGTCGAAGTTAAAAAAGACTCAGATGGACAATTGTTTTGGGAAGATGAAGAAGATGATGATATGATGACAGTCGACGATGTAAAAAGAACTATTTCTGCTCTTAGTTCGATTCTTTCAGAAGAGAGAGAAGAAGATGATAAACTACAACAAGCAGAGAAAGAGTATAAAGTTACTTTTGTTAAAGGTAACGATACTATCAACTAATCTCATCATCAACCCTAACACCGTAAGTTTACCTTTCGTCAAATAAAAAAACAAATTTATTTTTATACTTGTCTTTGCAGATATATTAGGGCATACTTATGGTATCTGAAACGTAATGGAGTATTTTGAATGGCATCATCGCATTATGTCAACAACGCTGATTTCCTAGAAGCGATTAAAGAATATCGCAAAAAGGTTCAAGAAGCTAATGACAAAAATTTACCAAAACCACAGGTGAGTAATTATATTGGAGAGTGCATCTATAAAATTGCTACTCACTTATCATATAAACCAAATTTTATTAATTATTCATATCGCGATGAAATGGTTTCTGATGGTATTGAAAACTGCCTTCAATACATCGATAACTTTGATCCAGAAAAGTCCTCAAATCCATTCTCTTACTTCACACAGATTATTTGGTATGCATTCATTCGTCGCATTTCAAAAGAGAAAAAACAATCTTATATCAAGAACCAGTTAATTCAAGATCTTCCATTTGAAGCATTTGAAGTTATGGAAGGGGACGATGGTGGCGAATATCATAATGCATATCTTGAATTCTTACAATCAAACAACGCATTTGATGATTCCTTCATCCAACTAAAAGAAAAAAAGAAAAAGAAAAAACAGTCGTCATTAGATGATTTTATGGGAGAGTAAATCTTGAAATTTGCCATCCTTGGTGATATGCATATTGGTATGCGTAATGATAGTTCTCGATTTCACGATTACTATGAAAAGTTTTATACTAACGTGTTCTTCCCATATCTAGAAGAACATAAAATCAATCAGGTTATTCAACTTGGCGATTTGTTTGACCGCAGAAAATACATCAATTTTCTTTCATTGAGCAGAGCCAAAAAGTATTTCTTTGATGTTATTGAAGAGAACTGCATTGACTTTTACACTTTACTCGGCAATCACGATATTTTTTGGAAAGAATCTCTCGCAGTAAACTCAACGCAACTTGTCCTTGGTGAGTATAGTTACATTCACCCAATCCATGAACCAACTACAATTAATGTTGGTGCGCTTGAAATTGATATGATTCCTTGGATCTGCGAGGAAAATAAAGATGCCGTATTAGAATTCATTAGTAAATCTAATTCTGATATTTGCGCTGGTCATTTTGAGATTGCTGGCTTTGCTATGTATCGTGGCATGGAAGCGCATGATGGTATTTCTTCTGATACATTTAAGAACTATCATACAGTTCTTTCTGGTCACTATCATACTCGTTCGCAAAAAGGTAATATTACTTACGTAGGAACTCCAGGTGAAATCACTTGGCAAGACTTTAACGACCCTCGTGGCTTTCATGTCTTTGATGATCAAACAATGACACTGGAGTTTATTGAAAATCCTTACAAGATGTTCGCTCGTATTGTTTATGATGATAGTGAACCGCTGGATGTTTCTAAATCACAAATTAATGCAGAAGATTACAAAGAAAAATTCGTGAAACTTGTTGTGGTGCAAAAGAACGATTTTTATAAATTTGACCTACTGTTAAATTCATTGTATAATGCTGGAGTATATGAATTAAAAATTGTTGAAGACTTCTCTGAATTTGAACAAGGAGAAGTCGATGAAAATATCAATCTTGAGGACACACTCGATGTTCTCAGTAACTACATTGACTCCGTTGAAACTGACGCTGACAAAGAAAAGATTAAAAAATTCATGCGTGAACTATATGTCGAGGCATCCAATGTGGAGGTA